GGAACAATCAGCTTCTTGGGCTTAGCGGCGATCAACAAACCACGCTCGTCTGTCCATGCAGCGATCTGAATAACAGCGTTTTCCAACGAAGTTTCATTCAAGTCAGCAGCAGTGGCAGGACGGTTGGAGTTGGTTCCGCCAGAAACCAAGGGGTGGGCAGTGCTAAACAAAGCAACGCCGTCGCCGCCGGGATACTGAGCGGAGAAGCCATTGTTGATAGTAGCGGCAGCTTTTACCTGCTTGGTGTAAGCCATAGCACGAGCCAGACCTTTGGTGTAACGAGCAGACAAGCTGTCGTACAAGTTATCTTCAATCGCTTCTTCAGTGATTGAGAAACCCAAAGCAATGGTTTCGTGGTTATAGCGGGTAGTCCATGCCTCTTGAGCATTGTCATAAGCGATGGCTTGGCCCTCGTTCTTGACAGGTGCGGCTGAGAAGCCAGACAGTTTGGTCTCTTCTTCAAAAGAACGCTCAGAGGTTTCGGTTTCGTACATCTCTTTATGTTCTTCACCATAACGAGCGTACTCCATGCCAAACAATGCGTTCAGTCCGGGTAAGAGTTCTTTAAGTAGTTGTGCGCGTGAAATAGCCATTTAAGTAACTCCTTATGCGCCAGTGGCGGAATAGTAGCCATGCAAACCTTGGTTCAATTTAACCAAAATTTCAGGATACTGGGTGAAAGCCACAGTCGATGTGTAAACACCAGAGTTCAATGTGAACGTAGCGGCTTGGTTCAACACAACTGATGTGTCGCCTGCGGCGGCTGCGGTAGCTACAAAAGAACCTGTCTGTGCAATTTGACCGCTTGTGGTCACCACAGAAACGTCTGTACCAACTGGCAATGCGGAAGGCAAAGCGCTAACAGTAAGAGTAGTTGTACCCGAACTGAAAGTAACAGTACCCAACGAAACTGCGGTCTCTTGAACTAAACCAACCATGCGCAAAGGCAGGGTGGTGGTAACAGGAGTAGCAGAAGGAGCCAGAACAGCATTGGCGGAGTTACCAGTAGTTGTGCTACCAGTATTGTTAATGGCTGACAGGTTAGTGCCAATCATTGCCATAGCGCCAGAAGCAATGGTAGTTCCAGAAGAACACACAACAGCTTTAAACACAGCATCAGGATCATCATAAACATAAGCTTGGCAGTCACCGGCAGCGGTGCTTGCGGGCCAATATTGAGAGAACAACTTTTGCTTAGTTGTGGGGTTGGTGTATGTGCAACCTAAGAAAATACCAGTGGTCTGGTTCAAACCAGTACCAGTACCAACTGAGGCGCGGGTTATAAAGCCGCGTGATAGTACAACAAAGTCACCATAGAAGATATTGGTTGCATAACCGTATTGAATGTTGTACATACGGGTTGAACCCGCAAATACTTGACCACCAATTAGGTTTTGCGCCAACAGCCCATATGGAGCTGATACGACGGGATAAGCCATTTAAGACTCCTTTTAAAAAAGTTTAAGTACCTGTGCCAAATGTTACTTTGGACGATCTTTCCGCGAATTTTGACATCCGTGGATCATTGTCTTTCATGTAAGTGTTGTCTACCGAGTCCATTTGTGCTTTGTTTATCTTGGCAAAGTGAGCATCACGTTGTTGCATAAACTCGGCTGGGATACGGCAAAGTACTAACCCACCAACTTCAATATTGCCTTTAAAGCGTCCTTCAACGGAAGCGTGCATCATGAGTTCTGGATATTCATCTGCTTTGCAGGGTTCGTATCCTTCACGCAACTTAGAGGAGATATTAGATGGATCACTATTGCCCAGTACGCTAGTACGAATCCAACGATGTGACCAACCGGGCCTATCGTCGGGTGAAGGCAAAGCTTCTGGCGCACGCCACGATGTTGGTCGTTGCATCTCTTGACGAGTATCCAACGCACGATCTAAGCGAATTTGCGGTTTTCCAGATTTAGTAACTTCAGTGTTTTCCATTTTTTATCCTTTTCTAAGTAGAGCAACCTGTTTGGCATATTCTTCGATGGGCACCCCAAGGCGACGCGCAGTGGCGGCTTCTGATGCTTTTAAACGAATACGACTAGGTGGAGTACTCCGTGTGGCAGGTGCCACGGGCGAAGTAATTCTTGTTGCACGGCGGGGTGTATCTTCATACTCCTCTTCCGGTTGCGACGCCCTTTTCTTAGGAGGCGGATCGTCTTCCTCATAGCTCTGTTCACTTTCAAAGTGTTCAGGAAATCTTTTGCGCATCGTTTTGTCGATGGTTTGAAAGTACTCTTCAGTACCTACATAATCCGCACCATACTCTTTCTGTAACTTCCTGTCAATACCCATTGCAGTCATAGTCATCTCTTCATCAACCCCCCACCAATCATTGTTGGCATCTACCCACTTTTTAGTGCGAGGAGTTAACTTAGGTTGCTCTGGTTGCTGCGGAGCTTGGAACTCAGGTTCTTCCACTTCGATAGGTCTTAGTCCAGAAGCTTTGTCCATCCTAAGAGTAGCCTTAGCTATTTCAGTTTGGGCTTCAGTAATGTCATCTACATCGCCAGCCTCATAAGCTTCTTTGTAGCGTTTTTTTGCGGAATCAAGCTCTAATTGGGCGGTGGATTGGTACTGCTCAATGTATACTTTACTTCCATTAGAAAGCTGTTGTTGAAGCTTTTTGTTTTCTTCATAGACTTGCTTGGCAAAGTTTTCAGCCGCTTGGCGTTCACGTAGGGCTTCTTCTTTTGCTCGGCGCTCGTCATGGTAGCCCTTGCCTAGTTTTTTAATCCGGGCTTGGACTTTTTCGTCGTATTCAGATAGTTCATCTTCGGTAACGTCGTCAACCTTTGCCTTCATAGGTCTACGCCCACGATCTTCCGGTGGGGTGTCATCCTCAATTTCTATCTCAAACTTCTCTTCAGCAGCAGCTTTCTCTTCTTTCTCGTCGGGGAACTCATAAGAGTCTTCAAACTTTTGTGTTGCCATGTATTACTCCTTATGCAGCACGGGTGATTCCGCGCGGATCTTCCACAACAGCCTCAACCGAATCATCATTAATGATGCGGAATTCGCGGCCATGAATCTTCAGACGGGTGCCTGAATTGGGTCGGACGATGACAAAATCACCTTCCTTGCACGATGGCCCACTAGGGAACCGCTCGGTGTCTTTATAAGCATCAGGGCCAACCTTGACCACAAACAGTACTGGGGTCAGTATCTCTTCGTAATACATAGATTGACTTGATTTCACAATACCAATATCGCTGTTTGCAAACTCTTCCATTGCTTCAGGGACGACGCACAAAAGGCGAAAAGCTTTTGGGTCGGGCAACTGCTTTGCTTTATCCTCGGCACTCGTATTAAGAATGCCTGTCAAATCGACAGCAGTGACATCAAATTCAGTCATCGGAATACTCCATTTTCTTTGCAAGGTCTTTGACAATTTGATCTGCGTGAGTTAGACCCCGAATAACTCCGCAGACGTGCCGATACTCGGCAAAATCTTTTGCGCCCCCGCCACTTAGAAAAATGGCTTGATCCTCGCGTAACTTGTCAATTTCTTTGAGGAGATATGTAAGCGCTTGTGAATTCATTTACTGCCCCTTTTTGTTGCTAGGCTGATTTTTTTGCGCCGCCCGTTGCGCTTGCTGTACGGCTAATTGAGCGCGGTGTTTAGCAGCGTCAATCCCCATACGGACTCCTTCAGTTTCCTGCTGTTTATTCAACTGGTCTCGTTTTGCGGCTGACTGTGCGCCAACCTGCATAGCAGCGATCTCTTTTTGAGCCGCGATACGTGCTTCTTCAATACGAATCTGATCTGCTTTTGCGGCAGCGTCGATTTGTTGTTTCTGTTGTTTCAACTTCAACTCGCCTTGTTTAATCTGCAACTCTTGCATCTGCATCTGAACAATTGGGTCTTGCATCTGTTGTTGAGCTTGCTGTTGCTGCTGTTGCTGTTGCGCTTGTTGTGACAACTGCTGAGATGCTTGTGCCGCCATTACTGCAATCTTGTCTGCAATCTCAGGTGATATTTTTTGTATGTCGCCGTTTTCATCCTTGGACGGGATAGACATACCAAGTTTCTCTTCAACTTGACGACGCATCTCCATACCAATGTGCTCGTTGATATGCGCCATAGCTGCTGCCATGATTGCCTGAGCTTGTGGGTTCATCTGCATCAACTGCTGAATCTGCGGGTTTTGAATCGCTGCCATGTGCACTTGAATATGCGCTTGGTGATTCTGCTCAATAAACGCTTTGACTGGTTTACCAGTAAGTAAGTCTTGGTTCTCTTGTACTGGGTCGGTAGGCTGAGCGTCATCATCCACGGGCACTAGCTTGTTAGCATTCTTGATACCCAACACCTCAATCATCTGACGATGCAACAGAGGTAAGTTATATAGCTGTGGTGCAGACTGAGCCAACTGAAGAACTGCTTGATACTGCACGATCTTCTGTGCCATCGTTGCTGCATTTGGGTCACTGACAGGAATAACATCTGTGCTGTCATAGTCTGATTTCTTGGCTCTACGGCCTGCATCTTCTGGCTCATAGTCGTACTCCTCGGGCGTATAGTCAGCGATGATGACTTTCAAGAGTTTGAACTCTTGCTTCATGGTGTAGTGCAGTCGGGCTTGCACTGCGGTCATCACTTTCAGAGTACGTTCAAGCAGCGCGAGTGTTGTGCCCACGGGCGCATTTGTACTCATATCCGACACGTTCATGTCGCCACTTGATGCGAATGCACGGCCTTCTTGAACTATGTTTTGGAACAAAGCAAACAGAACCTGACTTGGCTCCTTGTACGGCAGGGGCAGAATGTTGTCTCTTATTGACCCGCTTGGGACATCTACATCTCGAAACTCTCCGGGCTGGATTGGTGTATCGTCACCTTTGATGCGGAGACCACGAGACTTAAGGCCCCCGGGTAAGTTCGAAAGTGTTCCTGCATCCACGAGTTGACGGATGAGCATCGTCGCCGACTTCGCGTAGCCGCCGATAAGGTGGATAAGACCGTAACCATAGAATCCAAAACCGGGGATGTACTGGTAGTGGACAAAGTGTTGGCGTTTTGTGTGCAGTTCATCATCTTCATACCAATTTCTCCTGATAGCTAAAACTTTGCGTGTGCCCTTCTCCACGGTGACTACATACGGCAGTGCGATACCAGTCTTCTTACCCTTCTTGTCCTCGTGTTCAAACCCAGCTAAGTCCAAGTCAACGTGCATCTCCAACATACGGAAGCGCTCATCGTTGATAGCAGACATGCCCTGCTCTTCAGCTTTTTGTTTCTCAATGTCGTCCAACTCGTGTGTTGGCTCGCCTAAGTCCACGTCAAGGTAGAACCCAGCATCTTGCAACTTCTTAATCTCATTCTCAGTCTTACGCATCACGTGCGTGACCCGCTCGGCAGACTCAAGATTGCTCGCACCATAGGGAACCACGATGTCTTCAGCAGGAATGAACACCGCAACTTGACGACCTTTGGCTGGATCAAAGTACACCTTCTTGAACGCTGAACCCGCAAGTGGCAGTGACCACAACATCTTCTCGTGCTCTGGGCGGTACTCGACCATCACTTCAGTTAGTTGGTAGTTCATGTCCTCGCGCACGCGAGCAGCAGCTTCTTCTTTGAGTAGGTCGATTGCACCAACGATCTGGGTCTTGACCGGCCCCATTGCTGGGAATGTCTCCATCATTGCTTCGGACTGGAAACGCACAACTGACTCTGTCAACATGGGGTGAAATACACCACACGCACCCTGCCAAGGTTCTGTTCGCTCTTCGTAGTTCAGACCCAATAACTTCAGGCCATCGACGTAGGTCTTAATCCAATCTTTGCGATCCATCACATCTTTGCCAAAGTCTTCAACTAGGTCTGACCCAAGCGAGTCCAACTCTGCCTCGTCCATGTACTCAGCTAAGTTAGCGTCAAAAGTTTCTGCCGTTTCTTTTTGTGGCTTCAGGTCGATGTCAATGTCGCCCATATGCAGATCAACTGCTTCGGGGTCTTCAATCTCAATCTCCAGATCGGGCTGTTGCGCCAAATCAGATAGACCCATAGGGGCTTGATACAAACTTTTGTCCATTGAACTCGTTGCCATGTTTATCTCCAAGTTTTTTTAGCCACCCAGTGCTGGATGGATTGGACTGCAAACGCCAAAGTAGCGGGCAGCTTAAATAATTTTTTGCCGTTCGGTGTAAACATAGTTCCATCAGAACTAACACCCATCAATCCAAATTTCATATTCAATCCTTATACTGTGTAGTACCGCTCAGCGCGGTGACCTTTGAAATACCGAATGTCTTCAGGCTCATCGCTTGGTAAGCGCAAGAACCCACCCTGACGAAAGCGCATAAGCGCCAGTGTCGTTGCATCCACCAAGTCATCGTGCTCACCTGATGGGAACTCCGCAATCTCATCTACCAATTCTTCAGCCCACCTAGTTTGTGGAACCCATACTTTCCCAGACGCGATTATGTCTGAGACTGCGTTAAGACGGGCAATTTTGTCTTGCCCTTTGCCGGGAGTGAAGTCCTGCACAGGTATGCCCATTGCTCTTAGGTCATAGATCAACGGCGCTCCGGATGCTTTCTTCTCTATAAGCACTCCGTCTGGTTCATACATGTTGTACTCAGCCAGCACATCTCGTTTCAGATCAGGGTACTCAACACGCTTCCTGTACGTATTCAGAAGAATAATGTTCTTTGTCATGTCTTCTTCGTTGGTGAATACACCCCATGTTGTGCCCGCAGAATAGTCAGCCCTGTTGTTTTTCTCGAACGCCGTGTCCCACGTCTGAAGTATGTATTCGCATTTGGGTGGATGGTTAGGCTCCCATACTTGCCACCAGTCGCGCTTGATAATAGCTGACTCATTACCTACTGGGTTCTGTTGATACTGAGCTTGCCACTTACTATTAGGCAGTTCATTTCTCAGCGCTTCCAACTCATCCATTGACCAGAACTGAGGCCATAAGGGATTACCCGAGGGTAAGATTGCAGGAAACTCAATGACTTCCCACTCCTCACCACTCCTTGAGGACGCAGCTTTAATTACTTGCCCAGTCAAATCTCGCTGAGACCACCGAGTCATAACTATAACAATAGCCCCACCCGGCTGGAGACGCTGACGCGGGCCAGATGTGTACCACTCATACACCTTGTCATACACATCGGGGTTGCTCGCTGCCATTGCAGCCTCTTGTTCTGAGTGTGGGTCATCTATTATTAGTACGTCAGCACCTTTACCGGTTACCGCACCACCCACACCAATCGCAAAATAGTCCCCGCCCTTGCTGGTGTTCCATCTACCCGCAGCTTTTGAGTCACTTTGCAGGTGTAAATCAGGAAATATGTCGTGGTAGACCTCAGAATCCACCAAATTTCGCACTTTTCGACCAAAACCCACTGCCAATTCTGCTGTATGGGACGCTTGAATCACTTTTTTGCCCGGAAACTGCCCCAAAAACCATGCAGGAAGCAGGTAAGACGCAAATTCTGACTTGGTATGGCGGGGTGGCATGTTAATTATGAGCCGTTTGCACTCTCCCCGAGCCACTCGCTCGAACGCATTAGCCATTCTCTTGTGGTGCGCCCCAGAAATAAAGGTTGGCCAGACCCTTTCCACAAACTTAATAAACTTATCTTGCGCAAGCTCACGCTCTTTGAGCTTCTCCAACTTAGTTAGCTGTGTCTCTAGTACCCGTAAGTCCGAATCGCTGAGCTTTCCTGAGTTAATCAGCGTCTCTATGTCTTTGAGGGTGATCTCTGTGTTCATTTTTTAGCTTTTTATATGCACGTCTTCAGCCATATGCTCATTTTCTGGCGTTTCTTGTACATGTTCTTCCGGTTCTTCTACCTTTGGCGCACCAAGTTGGGCATCCAGATCATCCAATGGGGTCACATCTGTAACATCACTGTTAAGTAAGCGCTTAACTCTTTCCTTGATTGAGTTCTCAAGAGACTGGCTGGTTGTGTGATGGATAGTAATCTCGCTGCGTTCTGTGAAAAGCCCGATGTCCGAATGCTTACCCAGTAACTCTAGCGCCTTCAGTTCAATCTTTGGGTCACCGTTGTCAGCCAACTTAACCAGCTTATTCGTAATGAAATTTCTGGCTTGCAGCGCATCGGCAAACGCTTGGAAGTCAAACTTCTTTACCAGATGGTGAGCCGCTGCTGCCTCTTCTGACTTAGATATAGTCTTTGGCGCATTGGGCTTCTTTGTGCCTGTTATGAGATCCGCAGCTTTGTGCAAATCATCGTCATTGAAATCTACGCTTGGGCCCAACTCGTTTATTAAATCGACTGTGTTCACAGCGACAGCGATGCTATCCGCATGAGTCTTAGGCTGCTCATCGGACAAATCAAAAGGAACAGGATGTTCCGTAGTAGTCACAAGTTGAATCATGGCACTTCAAAAAGAAGGGGTGGCTGAAATGTAACAGAAAAAATAATAGGGGTGGGGGCTTGGGCAAAATAAAAAGTGACGGGGGGTGTTTTGGAAAGTAAAAATAAATGTAGTCTTAGGGGAAAAACGAAGGGGGAGGGGGGGTATTGTTACGAAAAGTTTAAATATGAGGATCGGTCGTGCAACACAGTGTGCAATGTATCTACCTCCCTTTTGCTACAAAAGTGGGGGGCGGGGGTGTCTTCGGTCGGTCAAACCAAAACAATGTAGCCGGAGGAGGGTCGATTTTTTTGGCGAATATAACATTTGTTATGTTTTATTATCGTTCGGAAAATGCTTGTATTCTGTGGTACAAAATGATATTATAAGTACATGGCAACAAAATGCTGTCATCGGTTCCCTAGTCTGCTACTAGGTGCTTCATAAGGTAGATTCAAAATGCAAAACACAATCGTAGTTTCCCCCATTGCCTCAGCCATTGTTAACTTAGTTGAGACCCGCGCCGCTTTGGTTAACGGTATCGGCAAAGTCGGCGAGTTGATCGCTGGATATTCTTTAGCACTCGATCAGGGCTTTGACCTTGTTGACACTGCTGGCAACGTGACAACAAAGTGGTTCGACCTCCAAGGCGCGGCGTTGACTAAGGGTATCAAGGCAGAGCGTAAAGCGTTCAAAACTGACATGGAGAACGCGGGTTATTCTGAGGGCACAATTAACGTGTACTGGCAACGTGTCAAAGAAGCGAGCGGTTATGTTACTGCTGGCAACCGCGTCAAGGGTACAACCGACATCGATGCCAAAACTCTAGCAGAGTTAACCACTATGCTGAATCGCATATTCAATGATGAAACTGAATCAAAATCTCAGGATGTCAAACCCTTGTTAATGCAAGCCTTTGAAATGCTCGGCGGCGAGACTGGCAAGCTCGGCACTAAGTAAGTACATGGGGCAGGGGAAACCCTGCCTCATTTTGTAACATTTGTTATGTTTTTGGAGGTACTATGCGAGCGTGAATCAGTTTGGGGATACTGTTAAAAACCCTACGCTTGCTGAGAGACCGGACGGCAACACTCAGTCTACATAGCCTGCTTCATTGTGAAGTGGGCTTTTTTGCGTCTGCGTTTTATTTCGTAACTTTGCCTTTGTTACATTTTTTAGGGGAAATTTTGGCTTGAACCAGTTCCCGACCAACTTGCGGGGCTGGGCGCAACAAATTTGGGCTAGTGTTACGGAATCAAACCTAATGTTACAGAATGTTACGGAGTGCCCTCTGTAAGTCCTTGATTTTAAAGCAATGTTATATGTTACAATGTTACAGGGCATATATGAGAGTCCACCAAGTTGGCGAAGCCCAGCAAGTGCATAACATTCCAAGCTCTCCACTGCAAAACTATTTTGGTGACCATATATATTTACTCATAACATTATAACATTATAACTTTCAAAGTGATTTACTCGATTTAACCCTTATGTTTATTAATCTGTTACGTTTTTTATAATGTTACATAACACCCCCAAAATCATCACTTTTGACCCCTTTTTATAACTTAACCTCCACCACATTTCATAACAACCTATGCCCGACACATTGCCCGATATGCTTGACTTATATGTAACTTTGTGGTATACTATATGCTGGTTGGGAAGAACGTAACAAAGCCCTGCCAATTCCAAAACATAACATTTGTTATAAACATCAGAAAGGTTAGATCATCATGTCAACACCGTTTTATTTCTTACTCAACACCACCATAGCCAGTGCATCTTTCTACATGGGCACAACAGGCGATGGTTACATCCACACTTTTCTCATGTGCCTCGGCGCATTCATCCTTGGGCATCTCATGACCGAAGCCCTCAACTACGTAGAAGGGGAATAAACCATGACCACAAAATACACAATCAAAGTCTGCTCAGGATACTGGACAGACGAACCTACACGCATATTGAGCGGGGTTCGAGTTGCTCTCGAATCATGGGACGAAGTGGAAGACCATGAAGATGAGTCCGTGTTTTATTACATGGACAACCAACCTTTGCAAGTTGGGTCAATGATTGCCGAGAGTTTTACTGTTACTGAAATTGAGGAGGTATAACAAATGTTAGGACTAGACTGGAAAGAATGTATCGACTGCGGCGACGATGTACCAACATCCCGATACCAAGCCTTTTGTTTATTCTGTGAGCGTGACCGCGAGCACAGTGCCACAACCGAGCGTATGTCATGGTGCATCGTGCAGGAATACACCAAGGGTAACTATCAGTTTGTTACCGCTACGCAAGCACCCATAACATTGAAGCAGACTAACCCGAAGGAGAACCGAGTATGAGTGGATTATTTTTTTGGGATTACCGAATCGTCAACACCAAAACAGTCAACAACGGCGAGGATTGGTATTGCTTACAGGAAGTTGTCTACAACGAGGACGGAAAGCCCGAAGGCTACGGCGCACCTTGCACCGGTTCAGAAGATATGGAGTCTTTGCGCGATGTATGGCACATGATGAGTAAGGCGATGACCCTGCCCCCATTGCAAGAAGAAGATTTTGTTAACCAACCACAGGAGAACAACGATGACTGAGCACGACTACGAAAAAGCAATGAAGCTATTGGTTGCAGTAGAAGTTGAACTGAGCCAAAGCAACCCCGACGATGCCCACGTCCTAATCATTGAAGCCCTGAGTTTGTTGCGCGTTGACAATTACGCCCGCGACTACGACTACTTTGAACTTGCGGACTGAGGAGATAACAAATGTTAGTAGATAAAGACACAGGCTGGTGGGTGGTCACAGTATTCTTTGACCACGAACCGTCAAGAATCTATGGGCTATTCGATTCTGAAGAAGAAGCAATGGCGTGGGCTGAGTCCGACCGAGATGGTTGGGACGCAATGGTGGTGCAACAACTAAGGGGGAGGCGGTATGAACATAGAAAAAACACATCACTTACTTAAAACAATACAAGGAGGCAGTATGAAACGATGGAAAGGAACACTTTTGGTGTCTTACACCCAAGATTTGGAAGTCGAAGCCGAAACGCAAGCCGAGGCTGAAGAACTAAT